AATTCGTCGGTCCGTTGACGAAGCTCGGGAAAGACCCCGTCGTGCGTTGGATGACAGCCGCGATCGGGAAACAGATGCCGAGACGTTTTCGCATGGAAGCCGCGGCTCTGAAACGCGAAGCAGCGATGAGCGCATGACGAAACCCATCCCCTTCCGCCGTCGCCGCGAAGATCGCGAACTTCCTAAAAAAGCCGCGTGACATCGCCTGAATGCATAAACGCGCAGTCGACCTCAGGCACCGCCTCGACGCGTTAGCAAAGAAGAAATCTATCCGTGCAATTCACGCCCTGGCTAACCGCGTAATGGACGAACACCTAAGCCTCGAGGTAAAGCGGAAGGCAGCCGAGATCGGCACCCTCGACCAGGATGACCGTTCCAAGCAGTACCCGATTGAGAACTTCGAGAAGCTGAAGGAAGCGGCGAATCTCGCGTTGACCAAAACGCGGCGCTGCGAACGACTCCTCGACGAGAAGGATGCGAAGATCCTGAAGCTGCAGAAGAGCCTGCGCTGGTACCGCATCGCTTACGTTCCACTGATTTCGATTCTGACTGGTCTTGCATTGGAAGGGCTGAAAGCCGTCGCGCACCTCTACCTGAAATGAGCACCGCAACCCTAACCCGCCCCGCCCGCGTGAACACCGCACCGAAGCTCGCGCAAGCCGATCGACATGTGTGCTGCAGCGAGTGCGGTCGCCATCTCTCAGTGGTTCTTTGCGCCAAATGTCGGAGCCTCGATAGCTTCGCTTCTTCTAACATCGGAGATCAACTCTGGGGCTGTCTGGAATGCGGATTGGTTCGTCCATGGGGATGCCTCAATCCTCCGGATCCGCATCTGCGTCCAGCGCTCGGCTGTAAGGATTGCAACGCGGTGACTCGTCATCAGTTTGTCGGTGTCGCATGAATCTCCTCCTCTTCCTCGACAGCCACGGTCCTCTAGTCTTCGGAGCGGTACTCTTCATTTGCGCTCTCGTGTGTCGATAAGGCAGTCTTGGATTACCTCGAACCCGATGAGCTAGAGCGTGTCATCTCTGAAGCTGCAAAGCGATCGGATCGCGACCATGTTCTGTTCACTCTTCTGTTCCGCCACGGGATGCGCGTCTCTGAAGCCGTTGGCAAAAAGACTCGCATCCAGGGCACCTTCAGCAAACGCGAGTGGGCCGACGAACGGGCTCTCGAATTTCCCGGCTCAACCATCCGCGAAACTTCGCGAAAGTCGCGGCGGCGCGGCCGCGTGACGACCTACCAGGTGCTCACAGCAAAGCCCGTTCTGACGGGTGGACTCATGGCAGCGGATTTCGCGGACGGCTACGTCACCGTGCGTCGACTGAAAGGTTCGAAGCGCACCGTGCAGGAGATGGAGGCCGCAACAAGGCCGCTTATTGAAAAATACGTGCGTGAGCATCCGGCGGGGCGTTTGTTTCAGCTCAGTCGCGTGCAAGTTTTTCGCCTCTTCCGTCAGTTCTGTCTTCGCGCCGGCATTCCCCGCCACAAAGCCCATCCCCACATTCTCAAGCACACCCTCGGCCAGTCGCTCCGCAAGTCGGGAGCGAGCCTGCCTGAGATCAAAGCTGTGCTCGGCCACTCGTCGATCGCATCGACCGGCGTGTACACGGAGGTTGGGGCGAAAGAAGGAAATGAGGCTGTTAAGCGGATGGAATCCCGTCGAAACGATGCTTCGCAGGTGGTTTCCGAGCAGGTTGAGTCGCTCGGCGGAATTGGCGTTGAAGAGGCATTGCGCCGCGTTTTAAGGCAGTTGGAGCAAGGGCGGAAACCGAAGTCCGCGAAAAAGGCCTGAATCAGCGGTTCGGCCAGCAGGCGCGATCCACTGCCCTTTCCGCTGATCGGATAGGTAACAAAATTACATTTTGTTACCTGGTAGGCCCCAATTCTTTGCTTTCTCCGCGTAGATCGCGCCGTCGTAGATTTTCCCCGCGTCGTCCATGTACTTGCGCCAGCTATCTCCGATGCAGGTAACATCGTGGAGCTTGGAACGATCTATCCACCTGGGCAAACAAATTGGTGGCTGCGGCCCTAGTTCGACAATGTAAGGACACTCTTGTTCCATCGCGAAAGCCTACCATTTTTTCCCCGATTAGGAGATCTCGAACCGTGAGATTCGATTACCTGAAGCCGGCACAGGGACCCGTGGTCGACGGGCTGGAGGATCATGAGAAAATCTTCGCCTTAGATCAGTCCGAATACCTGCCAATCCGCACGCTTCCTGCAGAAGGCGGCGAGAGTGCGATTTATCGCTGCGAGATGACCGAAGAACAGCGACGGATGGTCGCGGCGGGAGCCGATGTGTTGGTGGAAATCTTTCACTTTGGCGGACCGCTAGCGCCGAGCAGAGTCATGCTTCTCAACCAACAGAATTTCGGAGAAGGCGAATCGAAAGACAGGCTGGCGCATTGGTTCGTAATCCAAACGAGAGGCCCTTTACAACGCGAAACATATGAACAGGGCTAGAGTTCTCGACATCAAACGGGCGGCAGGAACGCTTCGAGGCGATGAACTCGACGAGCTGCGCAGGTTGGCCCTGGGCGAGGGCGCGCGAAGACTTCTCCTTACCGGAGAAATTTCCGTTAACACGGCGCGCCTGATCATAGACCTGGCTCCTCATGTTGAAAGCTTGGCTTCTCTCCCGCCGCTAGAGCCGTTCAGAATATTGCGACAGCGCGCGACGAACGCCATCGCTGACGAATCCTCACCTGGTTACAGAAACGTCGGCAAGAGCCTTTGGCTCGACGAGAGCACAGGCAAGTTCTTTTTCACGATGCATGGCGATGCGAGTAGTTCTTTCGCCGGTCCCTACGACACGATCGAGCAGGCGAGAGAAGAGTTTCACGGATTGATGACAGGCGAAGCCGATTACATCTTCTCGCGCGAGTTGCCGCGGTTCTCCTAGTTTGATGACCACTGTGCGCGCCAACGTCAGAATTGACCGCGGAACAAGGCTGTTACCCCTGTTGATCGGAGAGCGATCCTCGCCGCGGTCATGCTTCCCGCAGCAAGACTCGCTTCAGAACGGGAACGTCGAAGAACATCCGAATAGGCGAGCCTTTCGTGGCGTGCTCACAATCGTCGATGCGCGCTCAGACAGGCGCCCGGCCGGCGCGAGAGGCCACAACGTTCTCATGACGAAACAGGCGGCTGAAGATTCTCTCCACACGCTTCTCGGAATGGGACTTTGCTTCACTGAAAACTTCAAAGGCCACGACCCGCGCCGGAAGTGCGGAATTATCACGCGCGCCGCTATCGTCGAGAACAGGATCGAAGTATCAGGCCACATCTACGAGCGCGATTTTCCGGAAGTCGTCGAGGCGATTTCAGCATGCGAGGAAGATTTCGGCATGTCCTTCGAAGTAGCCGATGCAGTAGTTGGGGACATGCGAAGCGTGGTTTGGACGCTTAACCGCGTGACGTTTGTCGGTGCCTCAGTACTGCTCAAGAAGAAGGCGGCCTATAAGAACACCAGCATCACCCTAGCCTGATGACCACAATATCTCCAGCGCCACATACGACGTCGTCGCGCAGACTCAAGCGACTACCGGTGAGCTTCGATTTAGTGCGGGACTTTCTGGTTGCCGGCGAGCATGCCCATCTATACTGCATTTCCGAAAAAGCGGTCCCCCCAGACGCAGTGTTGGTGAACGTGCAACATGCGTGGCCCAATTGCGTCGAGCTTTTGCTCCACAGCCCGTCCTTCGACGAAGTTAAGGACGGTGAGATCATCCCGGAGCTGTCCATCCTGTTTACGAAAGCGAATACCTAGTTTGGAGCTGACACACTTAATCGATCGAGGGCAGATGCTTCGTTGGTCGCCTCAAACTCGTGATCTAGTCGGCTCCGGAAAATGGGCCGCGCTTCGGCAGCCCTCCTCGTCGACCGAAGCGCGGCCTTTTTCTATTTTCAATGGAGGTTTGGTATGAGAACTGTCGCTGAAGCGTTCAACGAATGGATGCGCCGCTACACGGAAAACCCAAGTCAGTTCGCGCGCGAATTCCAACTCGTCAATCAATTTCTTTCCGACCAAGCTGCCGGCAGAGAGCCATCGTATGGCGAAGTCTGCGCCGCATATCTGGCTGAGTTGCAGGCTGGAAAGTAAGGTGTTTCGTATCCACATCTACGGCGTTGTCTCGGCGGACTGCCTCGAAGGCAATCCTAGCTGCAGCTCGCGGTCGATCGATGATCAAATTCCGGAGGAATCTTAACATGCACTACGGAAATGGACGTGCGGCAAAGAATGGCGACAAAGTTGTATTCCTTGGCTATGGCGGTCCCACTGTTGGAATTTTGTACGATGCCACGGCGGGAAATGACTACTGCAACGGAAAGATTGCAGTGACGAAGTCGAATGATCCTTGCCCAAATCTGAAGGAGTGCTTGCATGTTGACGATGTGCTCGCACTATTCCCTGCCCAGCCGGATGTGTTCAAGAGAATTGCGCTGGTGCCTGATACGTCTGAGACGAAGGCGCCGCAACCTGACGCTGCTGTATAAAGGCTTGATCGGCGCATGCCCAACGCCGCGCCGAGTATCTGCCGCGACTGCAATCGATCCTCACTCCTCGGCTCGCCCTATTGTGAAGCCCACCAAAACAACAACCGCGCCATCGAAGAAAGCCGCGAGCGAAACCAGCGCCGGCGTGACAACGAACTCAAGCGCCTCTATGATCGCGCGCCCTGGCGGAAGCACACAGTCCCGTTCATTCTCGCTCGCGATCCGCTGTGCCAGATTGGCATCGTGTGCGAAGGCCATGCAGCCTCGACCGACGTCGACCACGTCATCCGCGCTGAGATCTACATCGAGCAGCACGGTGGAGATCCCCTCGCCTTCTACGATCCTGACAACCTCCGCGGCGCCTGCCACTCGTGCCACAGCCGCAAGACTGTGCTCGAGCAGCGCGGCGCATGGCAGGAGCCGACGCGCGGGGCCGGCTCGGCCGGTGGGCTCGGGCGGGCGGCGTCCCCAACAATTTGAAGCCACTGCGAAAAAACCGACATTACTGGTTTTTGCTCAGGCAGGGGGGGTGGCAAAAATCTCTGGCGCCGCGGCGGCCGCGACCGCAACGCAGCCACACGCACACTTTCGCAGCAAAAGAATTTTTCAGTTTTGAGCGGTTTTTGAGCTTTTAAGACCAGATGGGCGGAAAAGGATCCGGCGGAAAGAATCGCAAGCCAGCGGCTATCAAGAAAGCTGAAGGCAACCGCGGCAAGCGGACGTCAAAGGCAGCGCCGGTGAAGACCGCCCTTCCGGGCGAACCCGCGATGCCAGCGTTCATGACGCCGCGGATGAGAGCCGTCTGGAAAATGATGATTCCAATACTGAAGGAAAAAGGCGTGCTCACGAAAGACTGTGGGATCGCACTCGGAACCCTCTGTGCCACATACGTTCATTTCAGTGAAGCCGAGCTCGAACTAGTCCATCGCCAAGAGCAGATCTCCGCTAAGAAGCGACAACGCGATGCGATCGAAACCGACATCGAGATTCTCTCGAGGAGCCTTGGGGGCGCCAATCGACGACGCAGCGATCTGCTACGTCACCTGCGAGCCGGCTACCAGGCATTCGGGCTCGATCCATCGTCCGACTCCGGCGTGCCTGCTGGTGATCCAAAGACTCCAGCCCAGATGAAGACCAGGTTCGACCAGATCCTCAGCGCGCAGAGTGACAAAGACGAAGTAGTTAACTGAAAGTGATCCGCCACCAAACATCCTGGAAGACGTCCGCCGCGGAGGTCCTGCTCGCAAAGCATTGCAAGCGGATCCCGACAGTCGGCCGCTATTGCCTCGACATCCTGACCGGAAACATCGCGTCCGGCCGCATGGTTTTCCGCGCCGTCGAGCGATTCCTCAACGATCTCCAACGCTGCGAAGCGAACGATCCCGCTTTCCCTTACTACTTCGACCAGGGCGGCGCGGTCGCGATCATCAAGTATTTCCGTGACTTCTGTCCCTTCAATCTCGTCCCGTTTCAGCAGTTCATCGCCGCAAACCTGTTCGGCTGGAAAAAGCTAGGCGTCAAATGCGAGATTCACCCAAACGGCCACCGCCGATTCCAGACTGCCTACATTGAAGAAGGAAAAGGCAATGGCAAGACGCCGTTTGCAGGGGGTATCTCGACTTTCCTAACCTGTGCCGATGGCGAACCGAATTCCGAGGTCTACATCGCCGCGCCTTCCAAAGAGCAGGCGGCCATTTGCTTCCGTGACGCCGTCGCGATCGTCGATGGCGACGAGAATCACACCCAGCTTCGCAAAGTCTTCAAAAAGTTCGGTTGCTCGCACAAGATGCTGTCCGGAAACCTTTCCGCCGGCACTTCATTCCTGCGGCCAGTCTCGGCCGAGCACAAGACCCTGGACGGTCCGCGGCCGCATGGCGTGGTTGCCGACGAGCTGCACGAGCACCCGAACACGATCGTGCTCGACAAACTCACGGCCGGATTCAAAGCGCGGCATCAGCCGATCTGCCTGGAGATCACCAACTCCGGATTCGACCGCGAGACGATCTGCTTCTATCACCACGACTACAGCCGGCAAGTACTCGAGGCGATCGTCACCAACGAGGCATGGTTTGCTTTCGTCTGTCAGTTGGACGTTTGTGAAGAGTGCCGGGCGAAAGGCAAGCAACAACCGAGCTGCGATTCGTGCGATTCCTATCTCGATCCGGACGTCTGGATCAAAGCGAATCCGGGGCTCGGTACCATCCTGCAAGTCGAATACCTCGAGAAGCAGGTAAAGGAAGCGCTGGAAATGCCTGCCACGTGCAGCCTAAAACAGCGCCTGAATTTCTGTATCTGGACGCAATTGGAGTCCCGCGCGATCCCGGCCGACCAGTGGAAACAGTGCGCCGGCGAAGGATCCTCGGATCCGCAGGCCTGGCGCGCTGCAAAGCTCGAATCGCTCAAGGGAAAGACTTGCGTGGGGGCAATGGATCTCGCGTCTACCACCGATATCGCGAGCACGGTTTACCTGTTTCAAAAGCAGGATGGAGTTCCCAAAATAGTACTCCTGCCATTTTTCTTTGTTCCCGCCGCGGCCGCTCAGCAGCATGTCATGAAGAACCGCGTGCCGATCGATCTCTGGGTGAAGCAAGGATTCATCTTCGAGACTCCTGGAAACGTCATCGACTACGACTTCATCCGCGCCCACGTCAAGGAGATGGGGGAGAACTACGACGTCGGCGAGATCGGATTCGATCCGTGGAATGCGCAGGACCTCACTACGCGTCTCCTGGGCGACGGCTTCAAGATGGTCAAGCACCCGCAGACGCTCGACAAGCTGACCGAACCGACCAAACATTTCCTGAAGATGATTGCCGGGGCCGAGTTTGAGCACGGTAACAACCCCGTGCTCACCTGGATGGCCGATAACCTGGTCACGTGGTCAGATGCTTCGGGCAATCTGCGCCCGATCAAGCCTGACAATCCAAACTCCCCCAAGAAAATCGACGGCATCGTCGCCGCGATCATGGCCGATTCCCGCATGACGGCGAATCCTGAGCCGGATCCGGAAAGCAGTAGACCGTTCTTCGTATGAAAGCTCGCCGCCGCAAGCTGCCGGATCCGTTAGACCTGGTGAACCTGGCAGGCGTAGTCGCCATCATTGTCGGCGTCTGGATGATGAATCACGCCGCCGCATGGATAGTGGGCGGCCTGGCGGTCGTTTTCTATTCGATTCTCACTTCGGCCGGCCGAAGACATTTAGAGCGGAGGGATCCAGAGCAATGACGAGGGCAAACATCCGTCTATCAGTAATTTTGCGCGACAAAAAGAAAACCTCGAAGATCGTGCGCACTCCTCCTGGGAAAGTGTTCACGGAAAAAGTGATCGAGGACGTGCTCCGGCATGAAGCTGATCTCGTCGAGAAGTTTTTCCCCGGTCGCGAATTTCGATTGGTGCCGCTCACAGGCGGGCAATTTAACTTCGTGGAAGTAGTCCCTGAACTTGGGGCAGAGGCGGCCTCCTAGAATGGGACTTCTGCGCAACCTGCTCGATGGCGCGTTGCAGATCCGCGCCGACATGGGAGGTACGCCCGCGCCCTGGGATGATTTCTGGTATGGGCCGATCGGCACCAGGTCCGCAACGGGCATTCGGGTAACCCCAGAGTCGGCCAAGCAGGTCTCCACCGTCCTAGCGTGCGTCAACAAGATCGCTAAAACGGTGGCGATGTTGCCGCTGAAGCCTTACACCGACACTCCGGACGGCGGGAAAAAGATAGCGCGCACAGATCCCATCTACGACGTTCTTTACTCGCGTCCCAATAGCCTGCAAACGCCCTTCGAGTGGCGACAGATGATGCAGGGCCATCTCGAGCTGCGCGGGAATGCCTACTCGGAAATCATTCCGAGCAAAAAGCGAGCCGTCGACGAACTCATGCCGATGCACCCGGACCGCGTGCATCCCGAGCAACTGCAAAGCGGCCGCGTCCGTTATCGCTACAACGATCCTCTGACCGGAACCGATCGCTTTCTGGCGCAAGAGCAGGTCTTCCACCTGCGCAACTTTATGGACAGCGGGATCGTCGGCCAGAGCACGGTCACCATGTCGGCCGATACCCTCGGCCTGGCTTTGGCGGCCCAGGACAATTACGGCCGATTCCTGAAGAACGATTCGCGCACACAAAGCGTCCTTACTGGCGCGAACTTCAAGACCAAGCAGGATAAACAGGCCTTCCGCGAAGATTGGCAAGAGCAGCACACCGGCGAGAACCGCTACAAAGTGGCCGTGCTTCCGGTGGGCATGGACCTCAAGTCGATCGGCGTCTCCGCCAAAGATGCGGAACTGCTGGATGCGCGCAAATTCAGCCGCATCGAGATCTGTTCGCTCTTCGACGTTCCGCCCCATCTGATCGGAGAAACCGAAAAAACAGCCACGTACGCCAGCGTCGAGCAGTTCAACATCATGTTTGTAACCTTCTGCATCCTGCCGCGCGTGATCCTTTGGGAACAGAAGATCCAGCAACAACTGATGTTCCGTGACTCGAACTTCCCAAAATTCTCGATCGGAGCCTTGTTGCGCGGCGACACGGCCGCCCGTTTCTCCGCCTATCAGATCGCGGTACAAAACGGCTGGATGTCCCAAAACGATGTTCGCATTGCCGAAGATCTGAACCCAATCACCGATGGCGACAACTACTGGCGCCCGCTCGCCTGGGCCCGTCTCGGCGATGTGCACACATCCGTGCAGAAACCGGGCAAGGGCGGCGAGCAGGACGATCCGGATGAGCAATCAACCACCGGTGGACAGGCAGCCAAGGTCGACGAGCGCTTCCGGATGCTAGCCGTCGCCGGCGCCGAACGTTGCGTGATCAAGGAAGAGGGTGCCGTGCGGCGAATGACCGAGCGAGGCAGCTCGCGCGCGGATATCCACGAGTTCTACCGCGACCACGCTGAGTTCATCGGCAGAGTCCTAAGGATCCCGTCGGCAAAGGCGCAAGCGTACTGCGAGCGCAGGGCGAACGATTTTCCCACCCTGCCGAATCGCGACTCCTCGATTTTGGAATTGACGGCGCTTGCTCTAGGAGGCGTTCAGTGAAAGGCAACTTAGATGTCATGAAGGCTCTAGAATCGGCCGCCGCGATGGAAGCCCATCTCAATCTCCAGTACCGGCTCAACGCCCGTTCGTTGAAGTTCAT